ACCCGTGTGTCGTGCCGCCCGGCGAGTCGACGTCGAACAACAGGGCTTTCACCATCGGATCGGCGAGCGCCGTTGTCGCGGCCTGCTGCAGCCCCGCGTAAGAACTGCAACCGGAGACCGCCGACATCCACGAGTACCGCTTCATCAGCGTGCCGCGCATGGGAATCACGGCGATGCCTTCGGGCGTCAGGCGATACGGCTTGTCCTTGGTCGTATCCCCATCGTCGTTCGCCTGCGCCTCGAAGGCCACCATGTCGTCGCGCAACAGCGGTCGCGCGCGGATGATGCGCAGCTCCATCAACCGCTCCAGCTCGTCGGCCGAATCGATGTCGACGCCCAGGCGCGGACCCACGGCGCGGAGGATAGCTTCCAGTTTTTGGGGAACGATAGCGAGGGGAGTGTTGAAGATCAACCCGGCAACGTGAATGAGTGGTGCTTTCATGCTGCCTACTTAGCCCGCATAATACCAGACTTCGGCGGCGCCGCCGAAGTCTTTTCGGGCTCTTCCTCCTCCTGCCCCTCGGGCTTGCCCTCTTCGGTAACTTCGGGATTGGACTCGCGGCCCACCAGCACCTTGCGCGGATCGGAGTCGTAAACGAGGCCGGCGGCGTCGGCGCGCGCGTTGTCGCGCGTCTGCTGCAAGTCGATGGCGGCGGCGTCCTCGCCGGTCTCGGCGCACACCGCTTCGCGGCTGGTGAAGCCGCAGCGCACGGCGGTCATCTTCGATTCCACGTCCTTCTGCGGATCGATCCACGGCCAGCCCGAGGTGTTCCAGGCGATATCGAGATATTGCTCGGGCTCGTTGGCGTAGCCGGGCAGCGAGAGCCGGCCACTGAGTACCGCCGCGTCCAGCCACCAGCGGATCGTGGACTGGCAGAACTGCGCCACCACCACGTTGTAGATGAACTGCTCCATCTTGCGGCGGGCGTCGAGAATGCCGGCGCGGATGGAGGACAGGTTTACGCCGCGCAAGTCGCCGGTGATCTGCTCGTAAGTGGCACCGATGCCCACCGCGAACTGGTGCAGCATGATCTGCATGAAGGTCTGCAGATCGTTGTTCTGGGGAAGCTGCGGGAACTTGATGTCCTCGCCGGGATAGAGGATGTTGAGCGTGCCCGGCTCGATCTCGCCCAGGCGCACGCCCGGCGGCATGTAAGGGTTGGGCTGGGACGCGCCGGTGGCGTTGGAGACATTGGTGGGCACCACGTCGCCCTCGGGATTGGTCTGGGTGACGAAGGCCGCCCACATGGCCTGCACCTGCTTGGCCACCACGGTGGCGTCGGAATACTTCTCCAGCTCGTGCAGCAGCACCAGGGTCGAGGCCAGATGCGGCTGGCCGCGCAGCAGGCCCGCGCGAAACGGCTTGTAGCAGTGGAACATTCTGTCCGACGAGATGCGGACGAACTTCAGCGCGGTCGAGGTGAAGAACATTGTCTCGCCGGGATGCTCGGCGTACATGTGAAAGGCGGCGAGGCGTCCATCGCCGTCGAATTCCTTGCCCACGCGGACCACCGAGCCGGGCTTGGCCGCGATGGGCCCTGGCGTGGCCGTGATATTGAGCCACATGGGGCACTGCTCGGATTCGATGAGCTGGATCTGCAGCGGCACGCGCATGGGGACCGGCACGTTGGGATTGGGCCGCCAGTCCGAGGGGCGGATGTGCCGGCGCACGAACACCTCGCCGCCCTCGAAGATCTCGCGCGCCGCCAGCGCCTGCAGGCCGTAGTAGTCTGCGAGGCCGCCCTGGTCGATGGTGGTGCGTCCGGCGGAGAGCATGAACTCGCGCTCGATGGCGATCTTCAGCTCCTCGTCCTTCAGGTTCCACTTCGGCTTGATGCCGTTGCCGATCACCTGCGACTCGAAGTTGTCGACGGCGCTCATGGCCCACGGGTTGTTGCGCACCTCGTCGTGGCAGCGGGCCAGCATCACGTCGCGCGTGGCCCACAGCGAAGTGGTCGGGCCCAGGCGCGTGGGATTCCAGGCGGCCAGCCTGCGACCGGTCGCGGAGGCGTCGTAGGCCGGTCCCTGGCCGGTGTAGCCGGTGTACTGCGGCGGATATGGCGTCTGCGCAGAGCGTGGCAGCAAGCCGACCGCAGAGCCTGACGGGCCGGAATGTAGCCGGTTGAGCGAGCGCGCCGACGCCATTTGCGCCGATGATAGCGCAACTTACGGACAGTTAGTTAGTTGTGTCAAACTGGCGCCGCTTTGACTTAGTGAAACAAGGGCTGTTTCACGTGAAACCATAGGTTAAAAAGAGCCCAGTATGTGTCCCACGCAAAGCAGGAACTGCGGGCGCTCGGCGGCCAGCAGCTCGTTGATGGCATCGCGCATCACGGTCGAGGCCTTCTGTTCATTCTCCTTGGCGATCTGCTCGGCGATCTTCCAGGCACGCTGGCGCGCTTCGTTGGCCTCGGCGGCGTGCATCATCACCGTCTCGTCGATGGCGATCTCCTCCAACGGATCGTCGGCCTCGGTGCCGGAGACGAACGCCCACAGCGTCTCGTCGCGGTAGAGGAACCACGTGCGCAAGGTCGACACCAGCGCCGCCTTGCGCCCGATGACGGGCTTCTCGCCGCGCTGCGGGAGCTGCGCCGTCATAGGCCCTTCTGCGTGTACATGCGGATCTGCCGGTTGGGGCCGCCAGGGCCGCCGGCGCCGGCCACGCCGGTCGGGCCGCCGCAGCCGCAGGCGCAACCGTTGCCGGCTCCGGTCTGCACCGCGAAGTTGTAGGCCGCGATCATGTCCTTGACGCTGGCGTAGCGGACAGTGCGGTCCTGAAAGCGCACCTCGGTGACGCCGGCGACAATCGCGGACCACAGCGTCTGTAGCTCCTGCTGCTGCGTCGAAGGCGCGGGATTACCGGGAAGCGGAGTGGGCGTGGTGCTCATACTTCTCCTACGTATACTCGATCCACGAGACAACCGTCGGCGTCCCTTGCACCACGTCGATCTCGTAATAGTTGCCGGGCAGCACCATGAAGAACAGCTCCAGCGTGACGCCGCTGTTGTTTGCCGGATCGGCCACCTCGGCCACGCGCGTGGTGGGCGGATTGTTGCCGTCGCTGAAAGCGTCGATCACCGACACCTTGGCGTTCAGGTTGAGGCACGCCATGACGAACATCGTCTTGCCGGTGGTGTTGGGATAGACGGTGTTGAGCTGGTTGACGCTCGTCTTGTCGGTTTGCTGCGTGATAGCCAGCGGCATGCCATTGCGCATGAAATTGCCGGTGACATCGATGTTGCGGACGTTCGACAAGTCGAAGCCGCCGCCGTCGATATCCTGCGTCCACGGCGTTTGCGCGGCGGATGGGCCGACCGGCATGGCGGGAAGAAGCGTGGCGGTGAATTGCTGCGGCGCGCTCATGACGCCTCCCTGGTGATCTCGCGCGTGACGGTGACGCCGCCCGCGAGAATCGTGGTGACGAGGCCGGTGGGGTCGGTGATCTGCAGATCCCAGCAGTAGCTGCCCGACATCAGCGCGGTGGCGCTCGCCGGAATCAGCAGGTTGATGAAATTGGGCGGATTCACCTGGGCGTTGATCTCCCAGGCGACCGGTGCGCAATCCGCCGCGCCCGTCCGCATCTCGGCCTGCGCGGTGTAGCCGGTGAGATCAGCCGGGCCCGAGCCTTGCATCACAGTCACCACGGCGGCGTAATCGTCGCCCTGGTAGATTGCGAGATTGGCCGTGCCCGGCATCGAGCGTATTCCTGCTGCCTGAATTGTAGAACAGTTACTTGCCGGCTGCGGGCGTATTGGCGCTGACGGCTGTGGCGAGCGCGGTCGTGGACTGCTCCAACTGGTGGGCGAGCGCCTGTAGATCCGCCGGGTTGATGACGTCCTGGCTGGACATCTGCTTCAGTTTTTGCGACATGCCGTTGAGCAGCGTGACTGCCGACTGCTGCACGGTTTTGGCTTTCTCGACGTCGGCCTTCAGGCTATCCAGGTCTGATTTGTGCTGCTCGGCGGCCCCTGGTGTCGGTTGCTGTGGTGAGGACATAGGTTACGATTCCTTCCTTTCGTCACTGAGAGAATTCTACTCGCGCCGGAAGCCTCCGCGCACCGGACGCGCGAAGCCCGGTTGTACGGTAACAGCCGGTCGCGTTGCCGGCGTTACCAGTGTTGCCGCAGGTGCCGCAGTTGCCGCAATCGGCCTGGGCGGGCCGCCCATGGGCCGCAGCGCCTCCTCGAATGTCTGCCAGTGCTGCTCGTTCATGCGGTCGATCCCCACAATCGCCGCCGCGCCACGGTTATAAACAGCTAAATCCACAGGCTCGTTGCGCGGACCTCGTTTCTCGTAAACCACATCGCCGTTCGACTTCACGAGTTTCACTTCGGCTGTTAATCCCTCGAAATAGACCATGTCGTACAGCGGGAAATGGTAACAGCCGGGTGACGGCGACTCGTCGGGATTGGGCAGGGCGTGACTTAGTAAGTCGAATAGCTCCGCTTTGACGCAGTGCGTTCCGATACCGACGATCCGCACGCCCTGGCGTTTGCGCGCGGCGTCTTCCTTGGAGATCGAACTGATGATGCGCAGGTTGTCGTCGTTGCCCTTCACCGGCACGATAGTGCGCTGCGCGATCAGGCGGATGCCCTGCGGGCCGTAGTTGAGCTGAAAGTGTCCTGGCCGGCGCGCGAACTCGTACACGGGCTTCGGGTTGGTTCCGGTGTCGATGCAGATGGCCAGGATCGGCAGCACGTGCCCGCTCGCGTGCGGCCAGTCGCGATAGAGCAGTTCGTCCAGCTTGTCCCACAGCTCCTTCGAGGAGACCGGCAGCTCCTGGCCGTTCTCGTGGAATGCCTGCAGGATCCAGTAGCCCATCGACCAGTTCTCGCGACCGCGCCCCCAGGCTTTGATCTCGACTTCCAGGCGCGGCGGATTCTCCTGCACGTCGGCGGCGGCGGTCAGGAAAAGGCCGCGCTCGGGCACCACGGCCAGCTCGCCGAAGGAGTAGGCCTCGCGGCGCGCGAAGAGCTTCTCTTTTTCCGGCGCTTCGCCCTCTTCGATCCACTCCTCGGCCAAAACGGTGTTGATGAACGTCTTCAGTTGCTGGCGGTCGTGCTTGGCGTTGAGGAACTGCTGCGTGATCGAGGCGCACGTCTTCCAGGTCGGCGGCACGTAGAGATGATTCACCCAGAAGCCGGCCACGCCGCGATCCGCGCTCGATGGATTCTCCGCGCGCCACTCCACGTGATGATTCGCAGCAGTCCACCTCTGCTGCTCGGTCCACGGCTTGTCGCACTTCACGCAGTGATAGCGCGCCGTCGCCGGCTGCAGCTCGCGCGCCACCGACGAATCCCACTTCACGTGGTAGCCGTCCTTGTCGCGGAAGCGCAGCACCTGCATCTGGCCACAGTGCGGGCAGGGCACGTAAGGCCGGCGCTGATCGGAGATGGCCCAGGCCTTGCCGATGCGCGAGAGGCCGGCCACCGTGGGCGAGCACGCCAGCAATCGCTTGCGCCTGGAGCCGAACGTCATGGCGCGTTCCCAGGCGAGATCGACCGGGTCGCCTTCGCCCTGGCGCTCGGCGCTGCCGCCGACATCCTGGTCGTATTTGTCGATCTCGTCGCACACCAGATAGCGGATGGTGTGCTGCGCCAGATCCACCGGCGTGCGCGCCGAAACGATCAGCAGGTTGCCGCCGGGAAAATCTTTCCCCAGGATGGTGTTCTGCCCGTCACGCAGCGAGTCTGACAGGCGCCCGTGCAGCACCGGGCAATCGCGCGCCAATGGTGCCAGCCGGCGCTTGGAGAAGTCCTTCGCCGAATCGGCCTTGGGCTCGACCAGCAGAATCGGGCCGGGATCGGTCGCGATCCAGTTGGCGACGGCGCACATCATGAACAGCGACTTGATCACCTGCGTGGAGGTCATCAGCACCACGGTCTCGATGTCGGGATCGGTGGCCGCGTCGAAGATACCCTTCTGCCAGCCGAACAGTTGCAGCGGGCCGGTGGAGTTACTGTATTCGGGGCTCAGAATGATGTTGGCCTCGGCCCACTCCGACAGCGGCAGCTTGGGCGGGATCTGGAAGACCTCGCGGTGAATCTCCTCGATGACCGGCGGCGGCCACGGGAAGCCGGGGATAACGAACTTCAGGCCACCTTCTGGTCCGCGATCCGCGCCCATAGGGTCTCCAGTTGGGAAAACTTCGCCAGCGCCCGCTCCAGCCAGCGCGTCAGGATGGCCGCGATCTTCTTGGGATCGTCCTCGGCGGCCAGCGTGTCGGCCAGCTCGCTCGGGCCCTTCAGCAATTCGTCGCGGCCATCCACCAGGAAGCGGATCGCCCACAGGCGAATGTAGGCAATCGGCACCAGCTCGCCGCGCTTCACCATGTTGTCGAGTTCCTGGCGCACGGCCAGCGCGTCGGCGCGGCGCAGCTTGGCGTCTTCGAGCTGGTCGAGCTTCGAGCGGCGCTCGATGAGCTGGTCGTACTCGCTCTTCTCTTGCGCCGTCTTCTTCGCCGCTGGCGGTGTGCCCGTGCCCTTGATGGCGTGCGCCCGCTGCCGGATCTGATCGGCTGTCAGGCCGCGCGTGAGCTGCTTGCTGACGGTCGAGTACGCCATCCCGCACTCGCGCGCCAGCGCCGAGACGCCGACATTCTGCGTTCGCTTGGTGCGCGGCTTCGGTTTCATACGCTCCCGCCGAAAGCCCGCACTTCCGCGCCCGCCGGCTGCACGATGCGGCTGCCTTCCTCGGCGGCCTTCTGCGCATAGGCCAGCATGTCTTGCGCGTGCATCGGGCAGTACATCACCTCGAAGTCGAGCCACCAGCCCTCCGCGATGGCCGCGCGGATGAACTGTTTTTTCGTCAGCCGGTATTCCTCGACGTTTACCGTGATGGCCGGCGCGACTCGCGCGATCATGCAGCTCCGGTGATCGCACAACAGGAAGAAGACGTCATCGCCCCGGTCGTTCTTCGTCAGCCATAACATGGCCGCAGTATACCGCCGTCACGCTTTTCCGTTCCACAGCCGAGGGGCAATC